GGTCTATCTGTTTTGTCGCATCGCATAGGTGTTATAAAGAGTATGGTTAACTCACAAGTAAATGGTTACGTACAAGCCAACATAGCAGGTCTAACTAACACTCTTAGGTTCAAACATGCCAAGCCTCTTGTTAACTTACCTGCTGTAGATAAGCCATATGGTAAGGAGATACGAGGTTGTTTGACTTGTCCAGAAGGTTATACATTGTGTGGTGCTGACATGACCTCACTAGAGGATACAACTAAACGTCACTACATGAAACCACTAGACCCTGAGTATGTAGAAGAGATGTCTAAAGATGGGTTTGACCCACACTTAGACTTAGCTAAACACGCAGGAGTTGTTACACAAGATGACATAGACAAACACAACAGTGGAGAAAGGTCTCTATCAGCCCTCCGTAAGAATTACAAAGTAGTTAACTACAGTGCTACTTATGGTGTTGGTGCTTCTACTCTATCTCGTAACACTGGGATGCCCACTAAGGACGCAAAGAAGCTCTTAGAAGCCTTCTGGTCACGAAACTGGTCAGTCTATAAGGTAGCTAGTACAGCCCGTACAAGGGACTTATTTGGCTCTACATGGCTATACAACCCTGTATCAGAATTTTGGTACAGTCTAAGGAGTGACAAGGATCGCTTCTCTACATTAAATCAAGGAACAGGAGTATTTTGTTTTGACAGTTGGGTATCTTTATGTCGTGAACGAGGAATTAAAACCATCGGACAATTCCACGACGAAATCATTGCACTCGTACAAGAAGGAGAAGAAGAACAAACTAAGACTACAATGGAGGAAGCTATTGAAAAACTTAATGAAAAGCTAGAACTTAACGTGCCACTAGGTGTGGATGCACAGTTCGGTAAAAGCTACGCAGACATACACTAACTTTATTTTTTTGTCTACCTTGCATATTGGCAAATTTAGACGTTATATATAAGTACCAACAGCCGAAAGGAACTCGACATGGCTAAATACACAATGGATATGATACTAGAATACGCTAAGGTATTTCCAGAAAATGCAGATATGGGTAGTCCAGATGGACCTCGTGCCGCACAAGCAGTACATCAGAGTGGTGGACAGTTTATTACTAATGCTTACTTCACTGAAGAAGCACAAATAGGACACCTAGAGAAAGAGGGTCTAGACCTACATCCTATGAATAGTGACAGGATAAGACAAGGTAATGCAGACCTTGGTATAGGTAAATACATGAAGGTCAAACGTAAGGTTTCTGACGTAAAGAACTTTACTGATCGTAATGGTGAACCTGTCACGATTGATTATGGTGGCGCACCTACAGTAGTTAACTTAACTGAAGGGCGTGAGAATAAGAGACTATGGAACTTCTCTGAGGATGGTCCACTAGGTAATGGCACTAAAGCTAAAGTACAGTTTGAAGTGTATGCTAATGGTGCAGGTGTACGTCTACTTAACGTAGGTGTAACAGATCACGTACCATATGAATCTAACAATGCTGTATCAGAAGATGATGAGCTATTTATTGTATAAGGAATAGAGTATGAGAATAAGTGTTAATGCCTATATGGAAAAGGAAGAAGATGGCTACAGTGGGAGTGTTGATTTAAACAGGGACGATATTACAGAAGCCCATGAACTCGCCCAGATATTTGCTGAAGCCGCACACGCCTTTGGTTTCACCTACGTAAAGTCTGTAGGCTTTGAATGTGAAGATGGTGAAATGATCTGGGGAGACACTTAAATGGACATGGGGAAGGTACTAATTGATGGCGATATAATTGCTTATCGTGCGGCCTTCTCCACTGAACAGATGGGATTGTCAGATACTAAAGCTAAAGTTGACGATCTCATCGAGTTCATTTTAGATAAGACTGTACTATTCCCTGAGATTGGACTTGATTATGTTGTGTACCTTACAGGTAAAGGTAACTTCAGACATGACATAGCTAAGTCTCATGTGTACAAGGGAAATAGGAAAAGCGTTCAGAAACCCAGACACTTGCAAACAGCCAGAGATCACATGGAAAGCAAGTACCAAGCTATCATAAGCCAAGGAGAGGAAGCAGATGATCTTATCGCAATGGAAGCCGCCAGACTAGACTACAAGGCTTGTGTAGCCTCTATAGACAAAGATATGTTACAGATACCCTGTTGGCATTTCAATATCGTTAGAGGTGACTATATTAAGGTAGAACCCTTCGGGGGAATTAAGTTCTTCTATAAACAAATACTAACAGGAGATAGAGCTGATAATATTGTAGGTCTATGGAAAGTTGGTGAAGTGAAAGCTAGTAAGATACTAGACGGAGCAGATACAGAAGATGAACTATGGGATCGTGTAATCAAAGCCTACGATGGTGATGAGGAACGAGTAATAGAAAATGCTAGGCTGTTGTGGCTTAGAAGAGAAGAGGCAGAGATATGGCAACCACCAAGAGTAAGATCCGACAACAGGCGATAAAGAATGGTTATCGTTCTGGACTGGAGGATGTCATATCAGAAGACCTCAAGAAGAGGGGTGTAGATTTTGGCTACGAGACTGTCAAGATAAAATGGCAGTTAATCGAAAGTAAGACCTACACCCCCGACTTCATACTACCTAATGGTGTTATAATTGAATCTAAAGGACGCTTTGTTCTAGACGATAGAAAGAAGCATCTTAAAGTCAGAGAGCAGAACCCTGATCTTGACATTAGGTTTGTATTTAGTAATAGTAGAAACAAGATTCGTAAAGGGTCTAAGACTACATATGCTATGTGGTGCGAGAAGAATAACTTTCTATATGCAGATAAAAGGATACCCGACGAATGGATCAACAAGTAACTTATAATGTACACAGAGTAATACAAGGACCATTTGAGTGTGACAATGGTGATTGGTGGTTAACATGCAGTGTAGAAGATATAGAAGCTAAGGAGATGTTTGAAGACGACATACCTTTTATTAGCTTTGAGGCCGCATACAAATTCCAATCACACTTCTTAAAGACTATAGATCCTATAGTTATTAATGTACCCTACGAAGGAGAAGAGTATGTCTAAGACAGCAGTTGTATTTAGTTGCGCTCACGCAGACCCTACTACAAGCAACGAAAGATTTGATTGGCTAGGAGAATTAATATATGATGTTAACCCCAACTATATTGTTGACCTCGGTGACGGTGCTGATATGCGCTCTCTTAATAGCTTTGATACTCGTAGTCCTGAAGCTATTGTTAGTCAAAGTTACGAACAAGATATTGAACACTATAACGAGTCAATGGACAGACTTAGACAGAAGCCAAGTCAACGTAAGTACAAGAGACCTAGATGGATCGGCTTCGAAGGCAACCATGAACATAGGATCAAGAGGGCGCTCACGAGCGACCCCAGACTTGAGGGAGACAAATACGGGATTTCCTTCGGGCATCTTCAAACAGACTACTGGTTCGACGACTACCACGAATACAGAAACTCAGGACCAGCTATAGCTGAATATGATGGTGTGTCGTATGCTCACTTCTTCCAAGCAGGTAACTTCGGTTCTGCTGTATCTGGATTACACCACGCTAATACACTACTAGGTCACAGATATAAAAGCTCTACTTGCGGTCACAGTCATAAGCGTGACTTAAAGTTTAAGGATGGAGCTAAAGCTATAGGACTTGTAGCAGGTTGTTTTAAGGGTGCTGAAGAAGGTTGGGCAGGTCAGTCTAATCTTGATTGGTGGAAGGGTGTAGTAATCAAACGTGAGATATACAATGGCATGTATGAGCCAGAGTTTGTATCACTTAAGAGGTTAAAGGAGATGTATGGGTAAACGTAGTGACTTTGATAGAGTACCCAGAGACTACTACCCTACACCCATAGAAGCTGTTGAGCCTCTAATATCACACTTGCCATACGCATTTGATTATGTAGAGCCTTGTGCTGGAGACGGACGCTTAATAAAGCATATAACTAAACTAACACAAAGTACAGGAGAGTGTATATATGCTAGTGACATTGAACCAAGAGATACTGACATATTTACTTCTAATGCTCTTAATCTGGATTTTGGTGGTTATGGAGTAATGGACTATATGATAACTAATCCACCTTGGGATAGAAAGATACTACACCCACTAATAGATCACTGGTTAGATATATGTCCAACTTGGTTATTGTTTGACGCAGATTGGATGCACACTAAACAGTCAGCTATATTTATGACTTACTGTTCTAAGGTTGTTTCTATTGGTCGTGTTAAATGGATAGAAGGTAGTAAAGGTGTAGGCAAGGACAACTGTTGTTGGTACTTGTTTGACTTAACTAAAGAGAGAATGAAACCCACAGAATTTTATGGAAGAGTAGTATGACAATAGGATTTAGAGATTATCAAAAGACAGCAGTTAGCTTTGCTATATACCCTGCAACACATAAGGTTCTGTATCCAACCTTGGGCTTATGTGGTGAGACAGGTGAGGTAGCTGAGAAAGTAAAGAAGCAGGTTAGAGATGGGGTATTTAATCGACATGAGGTAGCTAAAGAATTAGGTGATGTACTTTGGTACTTAGCTAACTTAAGTAATGACATTGGTTATAACTTAGATGAGATAGCTAACATTAATATTGAGAAGCTAACAAGTCGTAAGAATAGAGATAAGATAAAAGGGTCAGGAGACAACAGATGAGATTATTAAGAGCAATAGGTCGTTGGTGGTTTAGGTTTATTAACTACATGGTTACATGGCAACTACACAGGGATGCAGTTAAACATCTGAATAAGTTAACTGACAGAGAACTAAAAGATATAGGACTTAATCGTGGTGACATTGACCGCATGATATGGTTTAAAGAAGACAAGAAAGATAGAGGGGGAAAGAAATGAGCGACAACTACTTACCAACAGACTATCAATCCTTTATACACAAGTCACGTTATGCTCGTTGGTTAGAGGCAGAAGGTAGAAGAGAATCTTGGGGTGAGACAGTAACTAGGTATATGGACAACTTAGTTAAGCCAGCTCTAGGAGATCACCCTAAGCAGATAGCAGAGATAGAGTTAGCTATACTAAACCTAGAAGTTATGCCTTCTATGAGAGCTTTAATGACTGCTGGTCCTGCATTAGCTCGTGACAATACAGCAGGTTATAATTGCTCTTACTTAGCTGTAGACGACATAAAAGCATTTGATGAAGCTATGTTTATCTTACTGTGTGGTACAGGTGTAGGTTTCTCTGTTGAGCGTCAGTCTATCCAGAAGCTACCAGAAGTGCCTGATAATATGTTTAACAGCGAAACTACTATCATCGTAAAAGACAGTAAAGAAGGTTGGGCTAAATCTCTTAGACAACTTGTCGCATTACTATATAGTGGTGAGATACCTAAGTGGGATGTATCTAGAGTTAGACCAGCAGGTGCAAAGCTAAAGACCTTTGGTGGTAGAGCATCAGGTCCAGCTCCTCTTATAGATCTATTTAACTTTGTTACTCGTGTGTTCACAGAAGCTAAGGGACGCAGACTATCCTCTCTTGAGTGTCACGACATTATGTGTAAGATAGGTGAGGTTGTAGTAGTTGGTGGTGTACGTAGGTCAGCTATGATAAGTCTAAGCAACCTATCTGATGATCGTATGCGTCACGCTAAGTCTGGTGCATGGTGGGAGAATGATCCACAACGTGCTTTAGCTAACAACTCTGTGTCGTATACTGAGAAGCCTGACAGCTTATCTTTCATGCGTGAATGGATGGCTCTAGTGGAAAGTGGGAGTGGTGAACGTGGTATCTTTAATCGTGAAGCATCTAAGAAGCAAGCGGCTAAGAATGGTAGACGAGATCCTAACTATGACTTCGGCACGAATCCTTGCAGTGAGATAATTTTGAGGCCGAACCAGTTCTGTAACTTAACAGAATGTGTAGTACGAGCTACAGACACAGTAGAAGACTTAGAACGTAAGGTTAGGATAGCTACAATACTAGGTACTATACAATCCTCTTTTACTAAGTTTCCTTACCTACGTAAGATATGGCAAAAGAATACTGAAGAAGAAAGACTACTTGGTGTATCTATGACTGGTATTATGGATAACCCTATAATGACAACAGCTAATGAAGGATTGGAGAATACTCTTGGACACCTCAAACAGATCGCTGTCGATACTAATGCTACTTGGGCTAAACGCCTTGACATCCCTGTCAGTACTGCTATCAGCTGTGTTAAACCAAGCGGCACTGTCAGTCAACTGGTTAACTCTAGCAGTGGGATTCATGCTCGCCACTCAGCCTATTATATTCGCACTGTACGTGGAGACAACAAAGACCCGTTAACACAGTTTATGATGGATCAAGGTATACCTAATGAGCCTGACGTAATGAAGCCAGAACAGACTACTGTGTTTAGCTTCCCTATGAAAGCTCCAGAAGGTGCAGTAACTACTGCTGATATGTCTGCTATAGAACAACTAGAGATGTGGTTAGCCTATCAGCGTAGTTGGTGTGAGCATAAGCCTAGTGTGACTATTAATGTTAAGAAAGATGAATGGTTCGAGGTAGGAGCATTTGTGTATAGACACTTTGATGAAATGTCAGGTGTGTCGTTCTTACCATTCAATGAGCATACGTATCAGCAAGCACCTTA